TAGTAGTTTGTCGCTTTCATTAGGGACACTTGGTTTTATAACTTTCATAGTTTTTCTAATCTTAAAACTAACAAAAGTCATTGATTGGAATTGGTTTTGGGTGTTTTTCCCATTATGGTTGCCAATAGCAATTAGCGTATTACTTTATGGAATTATATTTTTATTTGTTTGGATTACAGAAAGGTAGTGTTTATGAAAGCAATTTTAATTAGCATAAGACCACGACACAATAAGAACATTCTTAACGAAATTAAGACATTAGAAATACGCAAAAAGTTCCCAAAAGATTATGTCGGTTGGGTTTATATCTACAACACCAAGACAAGTAAAGATGGTGTCTTAAAACTCGCCTATATAGGCAACAAGTTAGAGTTTGTTTTATCTTATGACAAAACAAGCAAATACCAAGGAAAAGTAGTTGCTAGATTTTGGTGCGATAAGGTGGAAGAAATAATAGATAATGACGATAATACAAATACAACGAAAACTTTGAACGAACAAGAAATACTAGAAAAATCTTGTTTGGCTGAAGATGAGTTAGTAAATTACTTACCATTTAGTTCATTAAACGATAAATGCGAATGGGTTTTAGGTTATGCCATTCACATTACCAAGTTAGAAATCTTTAACAAACCAAAGGAACTAAAAGAGTTCTTTGTTTATAGTCATACTGTTAGTGGTATTGGGTTCAAAGGTGAAAAAAAGCAATTTGAAATATTAAAACCATTAACTAATGCACCACAAAGTTGGTGCTATATAGAGGTCTAAAATGGGAAAAGTTAGGATTAGAAACCATAATTTTATCATTCCAGACCTAGTAAGATTGGCGCATTGTTCAATCCACGAAACATTATTTTTCCTTGGAACACCAAAAGAGGAAAACGATTACACCATTTGCCTTGGCGTTGGTATTGTTAAGACCATACAAAAAGGCGAAGATTTTGATTTAGTAGGCATGGATTTTGGTAGGGGTTATAGTAGAGAAATCTATGTTAAAAATAACCATGCTAGACGCCAAATCTATACGCTTAAAAAAGGTCAATACGCTTGGTTCTATGGACTAATGAAATGTTACAAAGATGGCAAGAAAAAGAAATCGTGCCTATTTGCAAAAGCATTTCAAGGTTGGCATGTGCCAAAGAACATGGACATAGTTAAAATTGACCCTAACGAAATAGAAAAACTAACCCAAGAAAATGAAAGCAAAATCAACTATATTGATGAACTATTGAAAGGCGGTGATTAAATATGGGTATGTGTTTCGGTATTGGTTTAGAAATTAAACCAAGATTTGCACTAAAAGAAATTAGAAAGTCCAAGGGATTAACTATAAAAGAACTAGCGGACAAAAGCGGCGTTAAATTAGAAACAATTAGGGCGTTGGAACTAGAAATCAACGACCCAAACAACGCCAAGATTTCCACGCTAATAAAACTAGCAAAGGGATTAAAATGTAGGGTCCGTGATTTCTACCCTTGCGAAAAGAGTATATAAGTGTATAATAGACTTACACTTGATACCTCCTAATAATGTCATGGTGCCAAAAGGCAACCCACTAGGGTTGCTTTTTTTTATACCCCCCTATTCTGGATTTTAGGTAGGTTATTTTATTTTAATTTGAAGTTGAAAATTACCATAAAAAAATGTCCCAATTTAAGAGAGAGAAATCTTGGGACAATGGGGGGTCAACTCTCCCCCATTTTCGGTGTTCAATTTTTTGACCATTTTTAGGGGTGAGTTGAGGGGTCATTTTCTCCCCTTTTTGGGGGGAGTTTTTGGTGGAGGTCTATGGGAAGCACCTCGAGGACATTGTGAACCATGGCGGCGGCATGGGTCAAAAGAACCAAAAGAACCAAAAGAACCGAAAAATAAAAAATATATTGTAATATACACGCAGAACCTTTATTATATTAGCGAGCCCGATGGGGTGGGCGGAAAGAGAAAGCGTGACAGGGGTCACAGAAAGAAAGGAGCCGAGAATATGGCAAACATCACAAAAACACAAGTTAAAACAAGGGCGAAGAAAATCGCCGAAAAAATCGACGAAGTTTTGGACCTATTAAGGGAACTCGCCGAGGAAACAAGAAACGAAGCCGACGAGGTCGAGCCTTATGGCGATAACTACGACCTCACCGAAGCCCAAGAGGAGAGGGTCGAGTGGTTAAATGACCAAGCGGACATCCTCGAGGACCAAGCGGACGAACTCGAGCAAGTCCGAGACAATGTTGAGGAGGTCGCCTACAACTAGGGCGACGGAACCCACCCCAACGCCGCTCGAAACATGGCAAGAACGCCAAGAAAGAGAGAAACAAAATGGAAAAGAAAAACCAAACCAAAACAACCCTCGAAAACCTCGAGGAACAAATCAACATCAAGAGCAGACAAATTGATGCTCTTCGCTATGCTTTAAGACTAGCGGAAAAGGAACACAAGAACGCCGCCGACATGGTAAAAGACTGCCCTCAAAATATCTATTATGACGAATGGGTCAGAGCCGAACAAGTCCGAGGCGAATATGTCGCAACACTCAAAACAATCGACGCCCAATTAAGCAACGAACTCGACGCCCTTTGTGACCAATGCGAAAAGGCAAGAGAAGAAGAGGCGGCGAACCACTACGAACTCCGCCCACTTAACCACCTAAAAACAGGCGACTATTTCCGCAAGATTAGAAACGGAAAACCAACCTCGAGAGTATGGGTCAAACATTGCTGGGACGCTAGTGAGAAAAAGTATCTCTGTTATGCTTTCGACGACACCTCAGACTGGTGCTATATTAAAGGCGATACAACCATCGCTGCTGGTTTTACATTTTAGGAGGATTTTAAACAATGAAAACCGAACAAACAAACGCCAAAAAATACACACTCGCCGACGCCATTAAACTCGGCGGTTCCAATCGTGACATCTGCGACGATGTTTTTGATTGTCTTAATTGCTTTGAATACAACGAACAACCGAAGGACGACTTCGACCGAGTTCTTTTATGGATTGCCGAGGGGGTCGAGGTCCTTTGGGGTGATAAAGAAGTCATTTGCTGCAAGTTGTCCCAATTCATAGAAAACCACCGCCGCATCTTTGACGCATTTTTTAACGAAGTTTACAGGGAAGAATACCAACCAAAAAACAACCCAGTCATCGAATACGAGAGCGAGGAGTTTTACGACTATTACATCGCTGCCTTCTTTGACATTATCAACGGAAACTTCGCCGACGAAGATTACACAACCCTCATCAACATTATCAACCGCCCAACTCTCACCGAGTTTGAGGTCCGTGTTCAAGTGTTGAACCAAGGCGAGGGAATGTGGCACGATTGCGACAAGTTCGACGCCGCTAGATTTGACAAGATGGAGGCTGCCCATAAGCACGCCCAAAACCTCCGCAGATTGGTAAGTGAAACCGCCGCCAGTGGTGTTTATAGAATAGTCACCAACAAAGACACCGACGGCGAGGTCGTTTGTGCCAATGAGCAAAGGGTCAAAATTGACCGAGACGCCCCTGTTGGGTTTGTCGTTAAAGACACCATCACAAACACCGAAACTGGCGAGAGTTTAGTTTACTACACTGGCTCCGATGGTTTTCCGCAAGATTTCCCAGAATGGTGCGAACCTTACAAGGTGAGAGGATGGGCGAAAAGATACATCGAGAGAACATGTGCCGACCCATTCCTCGGACACAATGAAAGAACCTCGGAGAACACCTACACCGAGAGCAAAAAATGGAACCACGTCCTCGAAGTTGTCGAGGTCGCTTTAAAAGACTAGAAAGGAACCCAAAAAAATGAAAATAAATAATAAATATGAGGCTCGCAGTTTGGTGCTTTATGACGCCGAAAATGAAACCAAAAAAAGCATCTCCCCATATATCTCCAGAGTATATTTCCAAGACACCGACATCTTCGGCGATAAAATGACCAACTCCGAGGACTATTACAGCATCGAAGTCGAGGGTCTTTTGACTAGCACCAACAACGCCAAACACATCGCCGCCAAGAAACGCCGCTCCGAGTGTTTTATCGTGCTAGAACCAAGCACCGTCGAAGGCGTTCTCTATATTCCTTTTAATAAGGTTAAGACGCACGAGGTCCAAGAGGTCAAAAAGGACTACCAAAACCGAGGCTGCGTTTCCGTTTCTCATAATGATTTAATGACCTTTGACGATAGCGTGAAACTATACGCCAAAGCGAGCCGTCATTCCTTTGTTAAAGGCAGCGACCCAATCTCCCAATGGCACAGCGACATCAAACGCATCGACGAAACCTTGGAAAAACTAAAAAACAACCCCTCTCCATTCTTAAAAAGGGACCCACAAAGACAAGAGCGTCTCATTGCCCTTTATGAACAAAAACTCGCTGAAGGTTTTGAGTATATTTTATGGGAGTATCGTTGCGAATGGAAAAAGGCAGACAGCATACTTTTTGAGGGTTGTGTTGAACGCTACGAAAAAACCCCAGAATATATCAAACTCGAGAACCTTACCAAAGACCTCAAAAACATTGAGGAGCGTTGGGATTTAGACGACACAATCAAACTCCTCAAAATCTACAAATTGACCAAGAAAAGAAACGGAGGAGCGAAGTAATGAAAATCACGAAAGAAACCAACCGCCCAGAGCCATATTTCGTCCAACTTGGCGAGCGTTCTTTTTGGTTCACTTTTGAACCATTAAAAAACAACATAAACGGACACCCACGACGCTCGGTCAAAGTCATATATAAAACCGAACCGAGCGGACGCCTTTGGGCTCGCAGTTTCGTGGTCGTTCTTAACTACGAAAGCGAAAGCGACGCCGCCCTAGAAATAGCGAAGAAAATCACCAACGACATCGAAAGGAAAAAAGCACAATGAGAACCGAACAAAAGAAAACAAGAGCCATCACCATCCACCTCGACGAACCAACCGCTCAACAAGTGGAAACACTCGCCGAATATTACAACCGCAAACCAGCCGAGTTTTTGCGTTTAATCCTAGCACCAACGCTCCGCAATTATTGGGCTGAAATGGAACGCAACGAACACGCCGAAAACAAGACCGAGCCAACCTTGGCAAGGTTCACCAAATAGGGAGGACGAAACATGGGAGAATATGCTCGAATAAACAAACTCATCGCCGCCCTAGAAAAGGAACGCCAAAAGATACAGCAAGAAATCGACGAACGCTTGGAGCGATTGGAAGAAATCCGCGTCGAGATTGGTGAGTGCGAGGGTTACCTTGCGGAGTTGGAGTGGATTGACAACCACAACGACCCTGACTGGGTGCCAGGCACTAGACGAGAGGGGTAAATATGCAAGCGTATTTTATAAGATACCGAACCCCAAACTCCAGCACCGATTGGAACGCCCACATCGACGCCAAAGACACCGCCTCGGCAAAGCGTAAACTCGAGCGGAAACTTGGCGAAAAAGTAAGCATCCAAGAGATAAAAATCATCGGTTATTATTAGACCAACAACCCAAGACCCCAAACCCAAAGCGGCGAGGGGTCTTTTTTTGTGCCTTTTTAGGTTCCTTTTATTATGGTTAGTTATCACTAACTAATAAGACCCCTATTTTTAGGCGTTTTAAGGCATAGAAAAACACCGCCAACGATAAAACACACACGACCCACCACAAACACGCGTCAAAATGTCTTTAAACCTATAAAAAAGGGCATTGCTGCAAATTGTCGCACATTGTAGGCGGACGAAATAGTCAAAACTAACGACAGATATATAATGCTGTGCGATGGTCTGTGGTAATGGTTAAGGATTAGGAGGGCTGCCTCTCTTCCCTTGGTGTGATGGGTGTATGGTTATATGTGCCGATGTTGTGGGGTCTTTTTGGGTCTTTCAATGGGTCCTCGGTGGGGGGTATCAACATCAAGCGGATTTTAATACCTAACCCAACCCTCTTTCGCTACACACAAAGTTTTTTCACCACTTGAAAATCTCGACTATACATTTGCTTTGCTTTAATGAATAGTGGGACTTGATAGTGTTGTCTTATTATATGTGTTATCAATGCACCACCTATAAGATTATAAGATTTGATTAAGGATTTCCACCTATTATAAGTGTTATTTTCTAAAAAACTTTATACATTGTCTAAATTATATTTACTTTAATTTACTTTATTTTGTTTTAATTTATTTTGCTTTACTTTATAATTAAATGGAAAGGAAAGACACAACAATTATTATGGCATACCTATTGGAAACAAAAAGCGAACCGCAAAAACTTTGTTTTACTTTGGCAAACTTACTAGCGTTTTTTTCATTGTTTCCTAAACTTTTAGAAAAGAATGGTTTTAGTTACCCACTAGCGATTGTAGTGGTAATGGTATTTTGCTACTTTATGTTTGTTGCAAAAAACTAACATGTCGTTCAAAGATTTAGAACAACAATATAAGAAAAAGCAACTAGCATGGAAAACCAAAATCCGCATGAAACCTACTAAATGGAAAAGATTTTGGGCGTGGGTTTGGTATCTTATCGCTTTTCCTTGGGTTTGGATTGCCACAAATATTAGGGATTGGCGAACCGCTGTAATCTTTGTCACAGTTTTCGTTGTTTTAAGCGTAGAAGTGTGGTTACCATACCTATTAGCGTTTATTTTATGGTCTAATGAAACCGCTAGGAACACCTTAATAGGTGTTGGTAGTGCATGTTGGTTATTTTGGGCAGGACCAGGGACACCTTTTTTGCTAATTTGTATATTTGTTACTATCGGTATTAAAGGCATTTTTAATAAAATAAAATATGGGAAAAGTAAAAAATGAAAGTTTTGGCAATAATAATGTCGTTTGTGTTTGGTCTATTGTTAATAGCACTAATGATAGTAAGGTATCAAAAGGAGAATGGTGATGAATAAAGTTAAAGGCACAACCACTTTTGAAAACGCACTAAAAGTATTTAGAAAAAAGGTGGTTGATGAAATCAAAAATGTTGAAAAAAATATGGAATGTAGTGAATATAAATGTGGTTATTTAGATAGTCTTGAAGAAACTAAAAAAATGTTAGACGAAGTATTAAAAGATTAAGGGGAAACTATGAGAATTGGTTTGTATGATTGGAAAGTATTGATTGTTGATAGAAAAGAAATTGATAATTGTGATGGTAGAACTTTACCAAACGAATTAACGATTAAAATTGCTGATGATTTGAAAGGTGCAGCAAGAGAAATAACTTTTATTCACGAAATAGTCCATGCTTTGCTTGACACACAAGGTAGATGCTACCAAAAAAAGTTTGATTTAGAAGAAATGTGCGAGTTTGTGGCGTGGAAATTGCCTGAAATAAATCAAATACTAGAACAATTTGAAAGGGAAATAGGTGTATGATTAGTATTCCAATTTGGTTATTTGCATTATTAGTGGGTTGTTCTTCACTTTTCGTAATTTTTGTCACAGTTTCAATAGTATCTTACGCAAAAATGGTTAAAATTGAGCGTGATTACCACAATAGAAAGTAAAACTGTGTAAAAAAATTGCACGCTTTTGAAAAGTAGGTGTAAAAAAGTTACATTACTAATGTATAAAAATTACGGACATATAGCACAAAGGTTAGTGCAATGGTCTCATAAACCATCGGTTGTAGGTTCAAGTCCTACTATGTCCACCAAAAAAGGAGAAAAAACATGGGACACAATGTTAAAAAGACTAAATCGGATGTTCAAAAGGAACTTTTAAAAGATATTTTTACCAATCTTATTGACACAACAAAGCATATTTTAAGGTTCCAATTAACATTAACCGACAATCCGCAAGAATTAAAAGGGATTAGGCAACTTATTAGAAATTGTAGTAAATCAAAAAATATAGTTTCTAATATTGACCACATAGAAATCCTTATTTCATTGTATAATTCGTTTATCGCAATGAAAGAAAATTACTATGTTATTTTTAGCGAAACAGCAGCAAACAAAAAGAAAATAACTAGATGGGACAAAACTAAAAAAGGTTTCAAAGAGTTCATGGAACTTGAAAGTCAAGCAGCCGCACAAACGCAAAAAGACCTTGAACAAAGAAAAAAAGACCAAGAAATTATTGCGAAAGCAAGGGCTGAAGGCAAGAAAGTAGAAATGATTTTCAAAGACGGAAAATTAAAACCTGTCATTGTGGAAACCAAACCAAACTAGTTATAATAAAATGGTGTAGGTGTGGCGTAGTTGTGTCCGTCATGCCTACACTAACCAAATTATAGAAATTATGCCTACACAAACTACATTAGACCCAATTAAAGAATTAGCGAAAAGTGTTGATATTAAAACCGTCAATGCTTTGCTTTCTAATACCGAATTAAAAGACTTTGAAATGAACAAATCCACTATTATTAACATTGCCGAGTGGTGTTTAAATGGTGAAAGCGACACCGAAATTAGAAAAAGACTAGATTTAAACAAACACCAATGGGCAATTTTAGTAACGATTTGTCCAACTTTGCTTATCATCATGAAAGATAGTAGGGCATTAGCAGACATTGTTCTTGCTGGTAGTCTTTTCCAAACCGCAGTTGGCGGCAAAAGGATTAAAAAACAAGTGCCTGTAAAGTATAAAGTTTATGATGAAAATGGCAAGGTTGAACGAGAAGATTATAAAATCGTTGAAATAGAAGAAGAACTACCACCTAACCCACTGCTTTTAAAGTATCTTGCCGAACATAAATTAAGCGAAAAATTAGGTGAAAACTCCAACAATAAAGACAACGATTATAAAAAATTGGTAGATAGTTTGAAACCAGAAGAACTTGCTGTTATTGAGGCAATGAAAAAGGCGAGTGATATAAATGGCGGTAAATAGTCTTAATCGTAAAAAACTTGACCAAAAAAGGAAAGAAAATGGTAAAAAGTTTAAGGAACAATTAAAAAAGTTCCAAGAACAACCCACTACTTTTAATAGTGAACAAGAAAAGAAAGATAATGTTTTAGACATTTACCAAAACTTATCGCCGAAAGAAAAAGCGGCATTTGACAAAGAATTAGAAAAGAAAAAAATTAGAGATAACTATGCTTTGTATTTAAGGCATGTTTACCCAGATTATATTTTTACAAAGTTCCATGCGGTTATTTGTAATATTTGCCAAAGTGTTGTGGAAAACATTGAACATGGCAAAAAATTAAAGATTTGCATTAGCGTTCCGCCGCAACATGGTAAATCTATGACAGTTACCGAAACTTTACCAAGTTGGTTCATTGGTAGAAACCCTGATTTAAGGTGTATTGTTACAGCGTATAACGCTGATGTTGCCGAGAAGTTTGGTAACAAAAATAGACAACTAATGAAAAACTTTGGTGATGAAATATTTGGTTTAAAAATTAGTGAAAGTCAAGACAACAAAACATTATGGGACATTGATAAACACCATGGCGGTATGCTTGCCACAGGTATTCTTGGTGGTCTTACTAGTAATGGCGGTGCTTTGGTTATCGTTGATGACCCTTTTAAGAATGGTGAAGAGGCAAATAATCCTGACTTGCGTGATAAAGTTTATGATACTTTTGCCGATAGTGTGGCAACAAGAGCAAGGGGAAAAGGGAACGCTATTATTGTCATTCATACAAGGTGGCACGATGACGACCTTATCGGTAGATTAGCAAAAAGCGGTGAATGGGTCATTGTCAACATTCCTTGTGTATGGGAAAAAGGCGTTGACAAATTATTACATAGAAAAGTCGGTGAAACACTATGCCCAGAATTAGGTTTTGATAGTGAATGGGCGGCATCTATGCAAAAACTTTTAGGTGCTAGAAAGTGGAACGCATTATACCAAGGAAAACCATACATTGATGGTGGTAACTTGATTAAGCGTGAAAGCATTAAGTTCTATAATGCTAGAACAAAACCAAGCGTTTTTGATACTATGGAAATGTCTTGCGACTTGACTTTTGGTGGAACAAAGGCAAATAACGATAATGTTTGCATTGGTGTATGGGGTAGGGTCGGTGCGGACCACTACTTGCTTAAAAAGGTCAAAAAGAAAATGACATTTAAAGAAACATTACAAACATTGCGTATTTTATCTAGCAATTACCCACAAGCACGGAAAAAGATTGTTGAAGCAAAAGCAAATGGTTTGGCAACAATAGAAACTTTAAATAGGGAAATTGGTGGTTTTGTAGAGTTTAATCCAGGGTCAAAAAGCAAACAAGAAAGATATGAAAATGTCATACCACTTATAGAAAGTGGTAATGTGCATTTACCTGATGAAAGTTTGGACCCAACTATTGAAGATGATGTTGACGAAATGTTAAGGTTTCCTAATGCAACGCATGATGATTTCGTTGATATGTTGTCACAATATTTGCTAAACTATGAATATAGATATAGTGGCAAAGTAGATACCGACAATAGATTATCTATGCTTGCCAAAGCAATAAGAGGTTTTTAGTATGATTAGAATGAATGTTGATAAAAATGTTTTAGAAACAGGCGATGGACTAGACAAAGTAGTCCAAAAAATCATTTGGTATCAAATATTTTATAAAGACACCATTGGTAAAGACATTAGACTAATTGACTTACAATACAAAATGTATAATAGTGACTTAATTAGTCCGTTCTACTTTAAAAGAAAACTTAAATTAGATTTACAACACAACCTAGTCAAACCATTAGTAGATACATCTACATCAACATTCCTAGGTCGTGTTCCTGATATTGTTGTTAGTGGTAGTGAAAGCGAAAAAACAAGGGCAAGTAAGTTTTCGCTTTACCAAAAGCACTATGAATACGAAGAGGAAATCTATGATGTTGCTTTAAACATGGGTAAATGTGGTAGCGGTTTCTTGGGACTTTACAATGATATTGGTGATAGTTTCCCACATTATCGTTCATTAGACCCACGCTACACTAATGTCGTTTATGATTGTTCTATCGCAATGAAAAGATTGTTTGCATATCATATTTACTATGAAATTGATAATCTTGGTCAAGGTAGATATGTTTGTTTAATTTACACAAAAGACAAAATCTATGCGTATTACACCCCAAATGTATCTGCACCATCACAATACATTGCCATTGCGATTTACCCACTTAATTTATTCTTAATCAATAATGCGGAAAAATCTTATTCAGCCGAACATGGTTATAGTGACATTCCAATTATTGAGTTCCAAAACAACAAACAATGTATTAGTGATTGCAAACCAGCATTACCGCAAATCGCTTTGTATAGTGCTTTACAAAACAATCGTTTCCAAAATGTTGATGATATTATGAACTACTTGCTTTTCATTAAGAACGCAAGACTTGGTGACGAAAAAGAAGCAAAAGAAGCGATTGACCTAATTAAAGAACATAGGGTTTTAGCGGTTGAAGGTGATAATGTTGATGCAAAGTTCTTATCTAATCCATTAAACCAAACAGACATACAAACTTTAAGTGCCGATTTCAAAAACGAAATCCATTACATTACACACATTCCAGACTTTACTAGTAGCGATTTCACACAAAACGCTAGTGACCCAATCTTAAAAGCAAAAACCAAACCATTATTAGACCTTTGCGTTGAAAAAGAAAAATGGTTTAACAAAGGTTATATGAAAGTTTTGGAATTGACATTAGACTTTGTTGAAAAAAATGACAAATCCCTTTATAGCAAAATTAAGTTTGATTTAGAAAAGGTTGATTTAGTCTATACACATACCCTACCAAGCAACGACATTGATAATATCAATGCTATCGTTAATCTTTCTAACGCTGGATTATGTGACCCTGAAATCTTATTGCAAGGTGTTAGCATGATACCAAATGTTGCCGACTACATAAAAGGTATGAAAGAATACAACGACTATGTTGACAATAGAAAAGAAAAATTAAATAATAAAAATAGTAATGGGGGAAATAATCCCACCAATTTACAAAGGCAAAATGCTAACCCACAAGGTAAAGGTCAACAAGACAACATGAAAAACTTTGTGGTTGGCAAATCACAAGATTTAAGTGATAACAAAGCGGATTAAACCGCTATTGATATAGTTGCCTACTAACTTTATAGTAGAGTGGCATTTGCCAAAAGAGATGCGACCTTGACGCTTTATTCAAGAGGAAGGATTATTTATGGTAGAATTACCTAAAACCGAAGCCGAGTTGCAGGCATTATTAGACGCACGAGCCCAAGAGGTTACGGACAATTTGACTGCTAAACACAATAGCGACATGGCAAACATGCGACAAAAACATGCAAGCGAATTAGCGAAAGCGAAAGAGCAAGCGAATAAGTCCGCCGAAGAAATCGCCGCCGAAAAATTAAAAGAACAGCAACAAGCAGACCAACAAGAACTTGCCGAATTAAGGGCATACAAAAAAAGTTCCGTGTTGAGCGAAAAATTAAAAAAGGAAGGACTTCCTGATTTCTTTAAAAACGATACTAGATTACTTACCGCCGATGATGGCAACATTGATAAGGTAATCAAAGACATCAAAAAGGAATACGAGGCTGTCCAACCAAAAGGTGCAACTCGTTCAACCATTGTCAATACGCAAAATCAACCAGCCGATAAGGGCGGTGATAGTAAGCAAAAGGCGGTGGCAGCAATGAGTGAAGTGCTTAAAGATTTAGTTAGTTAAAAGAAAGGAAACAAACTCTATGGCAATTATCAATAGTTCCGTAGTTCTCCCTGTTGAATATTATAGGGAAGTAAGCAAGGGCATTATCGGTCGTTCCAAAGCCCTCGAATTAGGTTATCGTTTACCAGACATGATTGGTAAAACAAGAACCATTCCAGTCGCCGAATACTTACCAAAGGCGTATTGGGTCAAAAACATGACAACACCTGTTGGTGCTGCCGATGAAATCAAAAACAAACCAGTTACCGAAATGGCATGGAAAGGTGTCAACCTTGTTGCCGAAGAAATCGCTGCTATCGTTCCAGTTAGCGAAAACACATTAAAAGATGCCGACAATCTCGTTGACATTGCCGCCGACTTAACCGAACAAGTTATTGGTGCTTTCCAACAAGTTATCGACGCCACAATCTTCTTTGGTGAAAACTCACCTTGGAGTGACTTCAATGGTATCGTTTCTGCCGCCACAACTGCTGGTGCTTCCGTCACATGGGACGGACAAGGTGGTTTAAGTTTCTACAACGCCATTAACAAAGCAATGGAATATGTTGAAACAAGTGGTTACTTACCAGATGCCATTTTAGGCGGTCCATCACTCAATAGTGCTTTCCGTGGCACAATCACAAACCTCGGTGTTACTGCTGGTGACCAAGGTCAAATCGGTGCCTTACCAAGACACATTGATTTAACTGGTGGTTTCTATACTAGCACCGCCTTTGCAATCGTTGGCGATTTCAAACAACTCGTTTATGCTTTCCGCCAAGAAATTGAAATGAAACTCTTACAAGAAGCCACAATCGTTGACCCAGCAACAGGTAGTGTCTTATACCACCTTGCTCAACAAGATATGGTTGCCTTCCGTTTCACTTTAAGATTAGGCGTTGCAGTGCCAAATCCAACAAATCGTGTTAGTGGTGTTGATAGCGGAGATTTAATCAAAGCAAACGCCAAAGCGTTCCCATTTGCGGTTATCGTTAAATCCGCTGGTGGTTCCCACTAATCCGTTTAGTGGACAAATAAGGAAACAAGGAACTCGCAAATTGTGGGTTCCTTTTTTTATTATTTGCTATATAATATATATGAATGAAAGACACAACACCTATTGATTTTGTTATAGCGTATGTAAATAATAACGATTTAGTTTGGCGTAATAACTATGTCAAGTTTTGTAGTAAAAACAATTTGCATGAAAAGATTGTTGAAATGCTTGGCAATAGGTATGGCGGTATCAATTTTATCTATGACCAATTAAAACTTGTAACTAAAAACATGCCTTGGATTAACAAGATATGGTTACTAGTTTCTAATAAAGAACAAGTCATACCAAGTTTGTTGCCACCTAATTGCGAAATTGTTTTACACGAACAATTTATACCACCGCAATTCCTACCAACTTTTAATAGTTGCACTATTGAAATGTTTTTGTGGAATGTAAAAGGATTAAGCGAAAAGTTTATATATGCAAATGATGACATGCTACCGATAGGTCCTTTAAAACCAAGCGATTTCTTTTATGGTGACAAAATAAAAATTAGTTGGCGTGATGATTTGTTCAATCAATATAATTTATACGCTCACCAATGTCATAATAATTGTATTGCGTTATCACAAAGACTAAATGCAAACTACCCAAAAGATAGAATGTTAAGACCATTACATTCTTTTACTCCGATGTTTAAAACGCATTGTAAATCCGCTTTCTTTCTTATCAAAGATTATATTTTGCCGCACATTAGGGCGTTTAGAACACAATACCAATACAATCAATATATTTACCCAATATACGAACATTGGAAATATGGGACATTACCAAGCAAGGTAGATTTTCTATATACAGAATTAGACAAAGACTTTGACTTTAACCACCAAATTATTTGTGTTAATTTAGAAAAAAACGCCGAATATGTCAAAAAGTTTAAGGAAGAAATTAAAAAATTATGCAAGTAGTTGTTTGTGCAATGGCAAAAAACGAACACCTATATATTAAAGATTGGTGTAACCATTATTTAAAACTTGGTTTTGATAAGATTTATATTTACGACAACGATGATTTAGACGCACCTAGCATTAAAGATTATGTCCCTAAAAGCAATAGAATTGAAATTATAGACATTCGTGGTCAAGCAAAAGAATGTTTGCAAGATGATGTTTATAACGATTTTTACAAAAATCATAAGTTTGATTGGTGTTTCTTTTGCGATATAGACGAGTTTTTGGTTGGAATATTTAATGTCCACGCTTTTTTAGAACAACGCATATTTAGAAACATAAATCAAATTAGAGTTAAGTGGAGATTATTTGGTGATGACAACAAGATAGAGCGTGATATGTCAAAACCTGTGTGGTCATGCTTTCACAAAGTAATTGAAAAAACATTGCATAGAGATTTAATACACAAAGGCACATTAGAAAACCAAGGCAAAGCATTTGTCCGTGGTGGTTTAAAAAATGTTGTGTTTCGTTCACCACACTTTGCTAGTTTATTTAAAAGGGAAAATGTAATACCAAGCGTTTTGCCAAGCGGCAGACCTTGTTGGTCCAAGGTTGAAATAAAAGAAAGTTATAGGTATGAAACAGTGTTTCTAAATCATTACATGACGAAATCTTTAAGCGAGTTTATAAACCAAAAACTTAATAGAAACGACGCTATTTACAACCAAGCACTAAAACTAGATTACTATTGGCGAATAAACGAGAAAACACAAGAAAAATTAGATTATTTGAAAAAACTAGGTCTTTAAAATATGGGACTTGGTTTTTTTTATTGTTAAATAAGCGTTCATTTTTATATAATGAATAAGTAGAGGTAATCATATATGAAAAAAGAATACATTGTGACCAACGAATATTTAAGTCAAAGGGGTTTAGACCTTAATGAATACGCTTTAAGTGGAACAATGGTAAATGCAATCATACAACTTGGTTTAGATTTATTGGTTACACGCATTTCATACCTTGACGACAACAAAAAGGGTGAACACTATGTTGAATTAGCATTAGAAAAAGAACCTGAAAAAGTTGAAACATTTTATAAGGCACAACATCGTGTAATTTATAACCTTATTTTCCAAAACGAAACTAGTCCAACCGATGCTTTCATTGATAACATTATCGCACATGAACTTGGTTGGGGTAAAATC